AACATTGCTACATCATTGATGTTATCCTGAACTGAATCAACACCGTGAATATGCTTTTTAAATCTAAAGTAAGGATCATTGCGATTATGATGATTGCGAGCTTCAAAGTCGAGTACATCATGAATGAATTGATAGTTTGGTTTAAGTACATTTAGCATGCTGCTTCTGTTATAGAAACAAACATCAGCACTTTCATCATCAATCTTTTCTACATGAATGTCACCCCAATTGATTGCTTCTACTGCATCATCTTCAATGTAATAACCATCAGGAGTGTATTGAGTATCAAGATCGTAAAAGCATCCAGTCTCAGAATCAGCAACCAGCTGTCGTACAAACCATGATCCATCATCATCTACTTCTACAAGCAATGCACCAAAGACATGATGAAACGATGCTTTCTGACCAGACTTTTTCTGAATGTAATTACGTTTAGTGACTGCACCTGTTGTGTACATCATTCGGCATGGATCTTCCTTATGAGTTGGAAGACTCTCAAGTTGAACTTTAGCATGAGGTACAATACCAGAATCACCACGAGTGTAACTGTGGAGCCCTGAGAGTGGGTTAGTAGCTGTAGGCAGTATGTTCAATTCTCCACACCAGATAAGGCCATTGGCGAGCACTGCAGGCTCATCTAGAATATAAGGTTCAATCATCGGATCAAACCATTCATCATCACTTTTCTCTAGATTCTGAAATCCGTTTTTGTTGTATGAAAATGTACCAATAATAATCTGTGCATTAATTCGCTTTGCTATTGTTTCGAGAGAATTCACGAAACTGGTATGAGCGAATGTGTTATTCTGCGCTGATGTAATAATATAACGCTTTTTGTTTAGCTGCTTAATGTTTTCATGATGGTCGTAGATATTACCTGCAGCGAAAGGCTTATCGTTCTTTTCCCACCACTTCTTGTATGTTCTTTGCTTTAAGAAATCACCGATCGTTGTAGTAGATGCTCCAAACCTATCGCTAATTTCAAGCAAAGTCCAGCCATCATTTCGAAGTCTTATGGCTTCTACTTTAGTTTGATCGTTATCTAACAGTTTGATCATATTGGTCCTCTTAAACCTTTTTCCACTTTGTAAATGCTAACTTTGCTTTCAATCCGGAAAACGTGTTTCTTTCAATTATTTCTATTAACTCTAACTTACTAAGTCCCATCTTTATCATATCATTTATGTCAATCTTTTCGTCAGGTGATACAGGCCAGATAACAATCTTTCTTTTATCTGTAATTGCTTGCTCCATTAGTTTTACGATTTCTTTTGATCTTGGCTGATTATCGAAAATCAATACATCAGCATTTGATCTATGTAACGATGAATCGCATGTTGCTAAACAGTTATCAACGAAGAGACTGTCTAATGGTCCCTCTACACAATATACGGTTTTAGATTTATCTATGTTCTCCTTACCGTATATTTTATCTATATCTTCTGAAGACTTGATAGAAATGTAACGAAGTCCTGAGTCTGGATCAAAACTTCTACCTTGTATCATTTCAACTGATCCGTCTTTAGAAAAGAATGGAATGACAAGACGTGGCTCTCGTGGAAATTTTTCAGATAGTGGATCTGGAGAGATTGCTTCAGCCGTCTTTTTGAAATCTTCAGAGAAATACAAACGAGAGAAAGCTTCCTCAGGTATTTGACGATCTTTGACATACTGATATGCATAATGATCAGAATCTAATCTGTCGATACGAGTACATCCAACAATAGAAGCTTTTCTAGTGTTACTAGATGGTGTTTTAAATTTCTGCTGTTTGTTACTATTGGTTGGTTTAGAAGGAGAGCTAGAGTACCTCTGAAACCGCTCCAGTATCTGTTGCTTTTTATAGTCTTCAAACAATTCTGTACATTGCTCTTTCATGAATGTCCAGAAAGAACCATGAGCACCACAGTTTTTGCAATCAAAGTTTAGATTGCCCTTCTTAGTATAAAAGTATAATCGTTTGATTTTTGTTGATCTTTCAGAATCACCACAATAAATACAACGAGAGACAAATGTTGTTCCTGACACGTTTACTTTCTTGAATCCTGGCAACTTATATGATATTTTATGTAACCAATCAATATCAATTTGGTAATCTGGGACTAACATAGGTTACTCTTTTAATAAATAGTATTGTATTGTAACATCTTTTTTTAATATCCACCTTCAAAAATTAGAATAAAAATTATGGAAGCTTCGTTACCACAAATCATTAGTTCAATAGTTGCTTTAACTACATTAGTGACTGGTGGGTCTGTTTATTTTATTCGCAAAAGTAATGAGACTCTAAAGAAAGAAACTAAAGCAAACGTAGATCGTACGGAAAATCAAAATAGAAAAGATATTAGTTCATTAATTAACAGTGTTACTAAATCTTTAGATGAACTCAAAGTATCAATGAGCGAGCAGGGTGATAGAAACAGACAAGACTATAAAGGTTTAGTTCTTCATATAGACGAAAAGATTCAACACATCTATGATCGCTTAGGAGCTAACTCGACAGAACTAAAAGAATATATTTCAAAAGAAGTTGCTCAGCTTAAAGCTAAAGATTACGACCAAGACATTAAACTTGAGCATTCAAAAGACAGGATTCACGCAACTAACGAAGCACTGCTTAACTTTAAGTTGGAAGTAGCAGAGAGATATGAAAAAAAGAACCAGGATCGCGGGTGATCCTGGTTCTTATTATATATCACACCAGTTTTAAATCCTCGCTATACATATCTCCAGCTTGAGTTTTCTCAAGAACAGTAATCTTCTGTTTGATATCTTTGATCTTTTGCTTCAGTTCTTCTACCTGTTCCAATGTTAGAGAAGAGATTCTCATAGACATAAGCTTTGGTAAACTTTCTTCTCTAACTCCTTCCTTCACCATCGTATTTTCAATCAGTGATGTTTTCATTTTACCCGGATTTTCAAGATCGTTCCAGATCAAAATGAATTTGAGCTTATCTTCAAGAAACGACTGATCATCACTAAATAGTTCAATATGTTTCTTACGACGATCCTCATATCGATCAATACGATACTCTACAAAATCTAACAGAGCATCATATACATTGTTGTATCGTTTAAGCTGACCTTCAGTTGTCCATAGGGTAATGTTTTCAGTCATACGAACGATGAGCTTTAGCATCTTCATCAGATCAGCATGACTCTTTTTACCAACTTCTCGTGGTATCGTGATCGTAAAGTCGAATCCTTCTTCAGTCGAGTTATTGTCAAAGTCTTTGACGAGATTCTTATCCATTAAGTCTACGAGTATTGCTTTGAACTTATCAACACCATAACCAACCGGTAGTTCTGTCACATTCAAAGTAGTGGTGTTAACCTTTTCAAGAATACCATGAATCTCATACCGACCTTGAACTTCTTCGCTTGGTATAACTTTACCAGTCCATCCACAGAGTGTTGGAATGAGCGTCTCATCAATTGTTTTCTGCTGAGGTTTGTTACCATTGGTCAATTTTTTGATAAGGTTAGACACCTTCTGAGGGTCACGAGGCAATATCTTTACTGAGTGTCCTGTGCCAATACCAACTGCTCCGTTGATTAGCCACATTGGAATCACTGGGTAAAAATTCAATGGCTCAGCTTTATCTCCATCTTCATAACGATGTTCAAGAATACAGTCATCATCATTCTTAATAATATTTCTAAGATTAGATGACGGCTTTGTAAAAATGTAACGATGTGAAGATGACTCTGAACTTAGAATTGAACCGAACTGACCAATAGGCTCAAACAGATTAATATTGTTAGACCCTGGGAAGTCTTGAGCAAGTCCAACGATGGTCTCAGCCATGCTTCCTTCACCATGAGCATAGTGAGTTACTAATGCAAACTTACCTGCTGCTTGAGCAACTTTGATATCGTTGTTGCCATGTTTGATCATACCGTACACAGCTTTACGCTGAGCATCTTTGAATCCATCAATGATAGAAGGAATAGATCGAACATTGTCCAGATTTGAGAAATCTTTGAATTCTGTATTGAAAAATTCTTGAAGTTTCATTATAAGTCCTTATGCTGTCGCAAGCCAATCTTTACGGTCATCTGCCTTGCGGCGATCAAATGCCAGATCAATACTATCAAAGTCTTGATCCTGAGTATATACTAAAGGCTCATGATAAACAGAATCATTCATGAATTTGTTGAAGTCTTTTGTACTCCAAGAACCTAGACCTTTATAGTAAGTCATCTTATGATTTGAATTTGTCTTTGCCCAGTCATCATATTGAGCTCTTGAGAAAAACTCATGTTTTGTTTTTCCTGCTGTCGCTACAATCAATGGAGTCCTCAGTCGATATACGAGACCTTCTTTGAGCAAGTTAGGCCAGAACTGATGAAACATATTAACGATCAAACCACAGATATGAGAACCGTCTGGATCAAAGTCAGCGCAGATCAATACTCTGCTAAATCGCAGATCATTCATTTCAACATCACCGCCTAATCTTAGACCAATGATTGACATGATGTTTGCGAATTCTTCATTTGATGTAAGTCTTGAAACCTTAATATCTCTTACGTTGAGTGGTTTACCTTTCAGTGGATAGACACCAACTGTCTTTGGATTTCGAGCAGACAGAATAGTCTTGGCTGCTGAATCACCTTCCGTTAGAGCAAGTACACATTCACCACGTTTCTTTGAAGTTGCATCATCGAACTTTACGATCTTCTTCAAGAAGTTTGTCTTCTGTGTTTGCTTATCCATTTTGCGAAGTTCAGCGAGTTCTTTTTGACGTTGCTGAGCTTCTGCCCAATCAAGGATACGCTGTACGACTTCCGATTTAACGATCTTATTAATGAACTTATCTGATACTTCAAATGATGTTCCAAAATCAGAAACCGCCGTGCTCATGTACTCTTTGGTCTGAGACGTAAACATAGGAGCATTAATTTTGCAGTTTATGAATAGAAACAGTTGTTGCTTGATGTTATTCGGCTTTACATCAATCTTGTGTTTCTTTTTAATGTAATCACGTAGCTTCATTGAAATATGCAAAGCCACATTATCGACATGTGATCCACCATTGAAGGTATCAACACCGTTTACGAATGAGACGTGTCTGAAAGTATCATCTTTGTTTGCAGCAACCGCGACATGCCAATGATCATTATAATCTTCAACCGATTCGTCTACGTACATAGATACGTAATCATTGAACTTGTTGACTTTGATCAGATCACCGTTTAGATATACCTTGATCTTAGGATTACAGCCTGCTACATCGTAGACGCGTTTTTCCATACGCTTTAGATTATCTTCATCTAGCGAGCATTGCAAACGATCGTAGTCAGGAATAAAGTTAATGGCTGTACCGTTCTTGTTTGCAGTTGTAATAGATAGCTTGTGTTTCTGCTGAAGGTTATCTTCAAACAGTTGAACGAATTTCTTTTTACCGTCACATGTCTCAACACGGAAGCTTTTTGAAAATACGCTTGTTAGTTTTGAACCGAGACCGTTAAGACCAGCAGAAAATCGTTCTTCATCAGAGAAGTTTGAACCAGTGCGCAATTCTCCGAAGATCATACTCGGAATCCACTGGTCATGTTCTGGGTGTTTCTTTACAGGAATACCGCCGTCGTCTTTAACTTCGATTTCACCAGTAAGAGGGTGAAGATTAACTTCAATCTTTGAAACACTTCCTGAACGAATATGCTCGTCTACACTGTTCGATATAATCTCATCAAACATTTTAAGCAATGCAGGATTGTATTTGATTTCTTTTTCTTTCATCTTACCATCGTAAGGAAGAAAGAATGTTGCTGTTGTGTTTGATGTACTGCCGAGATACATTCCACTTCTTGATAGGATATGCTCAATCTCAGAGAGTTTCTGATACTTATTCAGATCAGTCATTTTTGTTCCTTTGCTTCAACATTAATGTACCAGTATATATTACCAAAGAAATCTGATGTGTAACTGTTGTTAAGAAAGTTTATTATTCTTCACAATTTGTGCATGGAAGATACTCATGGTTGTCTGCAAGAACAAATCCTTGACCGAAGCATACTTCACATTTTGCTTTCATTTCATTGTCTAGCTGTTGAACGATTTTAGAAAGTCTTTTATAAATATGATCTCCTTTATCAGACAAACAGTTATTTTTAAAATCCCAGTTTGATCCATTATCATGTAGCATCTGAAGATTATCCCAAAAAACAAAGTCAGTAAGATGCGCTGCTGATTCTGTAAATGCGTGTTCAAATACATCTTCTTCATAAACATCTTCTTCAGTTTGAATATGCATCATCAGATCATGAAGATTGATCTCATGAATCACTTCATCACTGTATTTTTTTGAATCTTTAAGATATCGACCGACTGCACACATGTTTCCGGTTGATGATTGAAAGTATGCACAACTTTCTTCATCATTTACTGATCTTAGACGAGCTGGGTCTTGTGAATAGTATTCAATTGTTTCATCAAGAACTTGCTGATACGTATATCGTTTAAAGATAACTTCGGCTTTTCTCAATTCAGTCAACTGCCCAATCAGATTATCAAGCGATTCGTCACTTGAGAATATCAATCGCATGACAGGATCGGACTTTCCATTAGCTAGCTCTTCTTGAGTAACACCGTCAGTCACTACACCATTTAGATTTTCACAAATGTTCAGAGTCTTAAATTCGTAGTGCTTGTCTTCTTTGTTATTGAAAAGATCAGCCATAGTCACATTTAGAACCAAGTCTTTTTGACCTAAAAGAGCTTCAATTGATTTTCCGCTGTCTGTCAAAATAGGCATATCTTATTCTCCAATGTTATTCACAATTTTGTGGAAAGTTGTCTTTGAATCTTCAGTGTAGCAGTATTTCCCAATCATTAGACTGACTGGAATTTGTATTAGCTTTCCTGTCATAACGTTTTGGCAAAGGATGACGTATGTATCTGAGAAGTCTTCTTCTGGGTAAGGTTCGGTCAATGCGGCATAACCAGTCCTAGGCTCTTTACTTCCAGATTTTGGTAATATGAAATAAAACTTAGGCATGATTGACATACTCCGCATAATCTTGAATTTCTGTTATGAGTCCATCAAAATCTTCATTAGGACCCATCACTGTTGCAAGATTGAAAACAAATTCCTCATCAACAGCATATTCTTCAGCAATTGATCTGATATAGTGTCTGCGATTCTTGTAACCATTTTCAGTGTAGACAGTTTGAATAGCCATGATATAATTTCCTCTTCAGGTTTTGCCATTTGATGTATTCATTATACAAAGGAATTGGGCATCTGTATCTTT